CATACACCACGTTATTAATTTCATAACAATAAGCATCATCAATAATTCTGTTAAGCAATGGACACATATACTCACTTTCCATGTTTCTTTAACACCTCCATTATGGCCTTCGCTCCCTCATCGTACGACGAGGCAGGAAAAGCGGTAATCAACATCTTTTCATTAACTATTATCCCTGCTGCTCCTTTTTCGCTATAATATACATTTCTTCTGTCGTTGTCCTGTTTAAACATTACCTTAGCATCTTTTATAAAACCTTTAATGTCCTGATCCTTAAGATTCCTTTCAGCCATTCTTTTAAGTGCATGTTTGTGCATTTTTTCGTAATCAATAGGGATTGGCTTTACTGCAACTCCGATTTTTTCTGCAACAACACCTTTGGAGATTAATTCCTGAATATCTTTATTAATCTTGAAATATTCCTGGTTGCTTTCAGGATATTTCTTTTTATATCTATAATAGGCTTGGGTCTCTTCCCACTTTTCAGTATTATTATACTTCAAATTTTGGAAATCATCAATAGAGCTTACACCCAGATCCTTGCCCAAAACCTTTTTGTATCTCTCGTACTGCTTCCTGTCAGCATACCTGTTCTTCCACTTCTTTTCCGTAAGGATAGCTTCCGGATTGTTTTTAATGTATTTGTCATACCATTCTTCATATGTCATATTTGCAGGAACTTCATAACTCTTGCCTGACTTAGGATCCCTTGCAACCCTGGTGCCTTCATTCTCAACGTCCTCATAATACGGTACCGTTGTAGTCCTGCAGAACGGATGGAAAGGTGGATAATTTACTCCTACTGTTGCTTTATCGACATCATATACCTTCCCATCCTGCTCCCGGCATATATCCGATGTCTTCATATCCAGAGTAGCCAGAATCTGATACTTCTCCACCCCGTCCTCTTTATAGGCCGCCAAGGTCCCCTGCTCAATAATAAAGCTGCTTTCTGTGTGGAGCAGCCTGTATGCCTCATATTCCTTTGTTTTAAATTTTCTTGCAAAATCTTCTGCCAGGGTTTGAGGATTTCGCCCCTGGACCAACATTGTAGTTATTGACTCTGTTAGCTGTTGCAGCATATGGTTCTTTTGCTTCCACAGTCGTGTGCTGAAGTTTGCACCGTTAAAAGGGTATTTTATTAATTCTTCTATTGTTGCAGGGTTAACTTGAGAAAACTCCGCGTGGAATCCCTTGTAAACATCAATGTTATACCATGTTCGATAATATGAATCAGAATATACTTCTTTCAGAAGTTCTTCTCCCTTATACTGATATTCAATACCATATAACTGCTGCAGAATAGCATCTATTTGTTTTTCAAGCGCCTGATATCGTGTTATCCTGGCCTTTATAGACATATTATTAAGCTCAAGATTGTATTTACCCATATTCTCATAAGCTTTATTAATAAAGTCCTGCAGTTCCCCTATTTCAGTTTTACTTAACATCTTTTGCGCTTCAGCATATGTAACTTTATTTTCATTAGCATATCGCACATAAAAGTCATTAATGACTCCTTGAATTTCTTTTTTTGCTTGTTCAAATGCTTTTTTAAGGCCTTTGTAATATTCATTTACTTTCTTCTCACCAGCAAGGTATTTAAGTTCCTGCCGTTTTTCCCAATATGTATTACCAGGCATCATTCATCACCATTTTCCCCAGTTTCGTCAAACATATCTGTTTCCTGCAACTTACTCTCTTCATCAATTTGCTTCAGCTCAGATTCAACGTCCTCCACCCACGGATGATTAGCAACTATTGTTTTATCTGATATTATACCTTTGCTGTTCTGGCAGTCTGCTATAGCTTGTGATTCATTAATAGCGATATCTCTATTGAACACTATTGTTATCTCTTTATCTGATACAGGTTGATTTGTTATTTCCATGTACATGTTTACAAAATACAGCAGTTGCTCAAATGCCCATTTAAAGTTGTCTTCCATGGCATTGCATTTTAGATCTAATCCGGAATACATAAATTTCAATGCTATTCCTGAAGGACTGTTACCAAGCTTATCTGAGCTCTTGTCAACACCTTGGCCGAAATCGTATATATCTTTTTTAAGTGTTTCGTAATGTTCTTTCGCTGCTTCGATGTTTATTGTGCTTTCAATCTTGTCCAGTCCTCCATCTTCATCAAGTTTTACTGCTCTATAATATGCTAAATCTCTCATAAATTCACTTAAGCTTTCGCCGCCATAACCTCTAAGAGCAAATATTATATTCTTAATGTCTTCCAACTCATTGGCTATATCGGACCTTGTCAAGTCATAATTATCTACAAGTGTCTTAACAAATTGCAAATCCGGTAATTCCATATCATTATTTTTAAATGGAATGAATGGCACTCTGTTCCAACTACCTGGTTCATTGCCAACTTTAAAATGCCCTTCATAAGAATTTTCTTCATCCAAATACATTTCGGCATCCAGGATTACTTCACCATTTTGCATAACATAGTAATCTACTGTTTCAGAAGTCCAATATTCAATTTTTGTAACTATCTTCTTTTCTTTTCCCTCATAAGTTTCTACGTCATAGTAGCGTATAAAAGCCTGCAATTCCTCATGATCATTGTCTATCCAGACAGGTATACACTGTTCAGAAGGTATTTTCATTGTTTTGAAATTACCATCTGCATCAATATATACATGAAGCCAGGCAATACCTTTATTACTTGCTTCTGTCCCCAATTGAGCAAATTTCTTTTGAAATCTCTTGCCCAGCGTATCACTTACTGCTTTTAGGTAGTTCTTATCATCACAAATTAATGTATATGGCTTAACCAATAGATAATTCACTTTGTCATCTACCAGAGTATGCATAAACCCATGAGCCAGCTTATTATTAGTCTTTGTTTCATCTACTACTGGCTGTTCATCTTCATAGCGAATCATCTTTCGCTCAAGTATATCATTCTCCACCTTGTAGTATTTCTCACCTTTAATCATTAACTGGCGTTCCGGAGAAGTATTAAACTCATCTATGAATATTTTTATAATTTCCTCTGTTGTAAGAATGTTAATACTATTATTGAATACCATTGTTTCACCTCAATATCTTTATACTCGCTTGTCTCATATCATCTTCAAGTGCATATCTAACAGCATCTATTGTATGATTGTCTTTATCAGGATAAGTGCTTATGACTTCACCGTTTTTGTCTGTTTCAAGTGCATAATTTATAAATTCCTTTGCAGCTCTCGGACATCTCTCTGGATCAATTATTATTTCTTCGATTTCCTCTGATAAAAACTTAATTCCATAGTCAACGGAATCAGGTCCTTTTTTGGCTCCTTTTATTCTCATCCCATAGCTTTTTAACTCAGCTATTGACTTTGGTTCAGAGCTGTCTGCAATAGTCATATGCGATGTATGTTCATTAATGCTGTTATGTAACTTTCTATTTGATATTTGTAACCCACTAAATTCATAAAACAAATACAATTTTCTTCTTGTTTTATCATAATGCATTTTTTCAAAGGCTACTGGATCTGCTGCATATCCAAAGTCAAGGCCCTGCCTAATTCTATCAAACACTTTAATCTCTTCATCTGTGATTTTCCTGAGTGTAACGTTCCTGAATATTTCAAGACCTGTTCCGGTTTCTTCACCGAGGTATTCATGCCGGTATGCCATCTCATTTGTTTTTTCCAGGTGCTTAGCTTCCACCAAGAATATGCTACCTAACCATTCAACCGGTACCGATCTGTAATCCGAATGATGTACAAGTCTTCCTGCCTTTTGTATTTTTGCTTCCTGGTTCACCCATGACCTGGAAGACTTAGGCGGGTTGTATGTATAAAAAACTATAAACTTTTCCCCACCACGCATAAGCGATTGATTGATAGTTCTTATTTCTTCAGGTCCATAAAATTCGTCTAACTCTTCATACCAAATATATTTTATGTAGCCTTTCTTTACTTTGGTTGACTTTATCTTCTTAGGCTTATCGGCTCCCCGGAATAATATTTTTTGGCCGGTTGGTAAGTATACCATTTCCATAGGAGACTTTGTGCATTTCCATTTATCAGATACACCCAATTTGTCAATTGCCCATTCCAGTTGTTCATAAACACTATCTTTAAGAGTATCCTTTACTTTTCTTAATGCTACTGCATTAGTATATTCGCTTTTCTGGGCATCTCTCATTATACCAAGTATAATCTCAACACTAGCAAACGTGGATTTAGTAGACCCACGACCACCCTTAAGCATATACTCGGTGTATAGGTTTTCTTTTATAGCTTTATGGACGCAATAAAAAGAAGGTGCGATTAATCCAGATAATTTAACCTTCATCATCATCACCTTCTATATCATCAATTATAGTTACTTTTTCAACACTGTCCGGAATTTTTGTCTGAGTTTTTAAAAGCTCCAGCTTCTTTTTGTCATATTCAATTTTGTGTTTATCCATCGGATTCATCAGGAAGTATCTATTTAACCATTCTAATGACTTACACCGGTCAAGCAGCTTAATACTTATACCCTCTCTACCTTCCTTTACCTCTTTTATGAGTTGCGTATCTACTTTTGATGAATCTTTTAGCCTAACTACATTAACCTTCTTAGTTACTTGATTGCCTTTTTCATCTACCACCGGTCCGAATATCCCCATTACCGGTACCTCTTCTTGACCAAATGAAACATAATCGCCAATGTCAGCAAATGCAACCCTCATATGGAACTCTACCATGTCTTCTTCGCTGACTGCTATCTGCTGCATCTTAAGTTCTTTTAGCCTTTGTATTTCTTCTCTAACCTTAACATTTCTTAACAGTTCTGACCCTTTTACCATAGCTGATTCATAACTGCATCCGTATGCTTTTAAATAACTTTGTGTTGCATTAAATGACTTAACATAGTACAAACAAAAAAGCCTTTGCTTATCAGTTAAATCAGGATTTTCAATTACCTGTTCAACCTCTTTCGCAATAGGCTCTTTTTTTACGTTCTTTTTATTGGAACGTTCCATATTTTTTAGGAACGTTCCGTTTAATTTTTGTTCCCATTTATCTTTATTCTTCCATCCCCGGATAGTACCAGGTGGAAGATTTAATTCTTTTGCTATGGCGATTAAATCAATATTCCCGTTATGCTGTCTATATATTTCAAATGCTTTATCTCTTTCTGGACTTCTTTGCTTTGGCATAACTACATATTCACCACCTCACCTCATTCATGTTTGTTTTTATATAAGAAAAAAGAGCCTTTAGGGCTCTACAGATTATCCTGTTCTGAATTGCTTTCAATAAAAAACTCCATGAAATCTCTTCCAAACTTGCTAATTATAAAAGTATCATGTTTTTCTATATGTTTAAACCTTTTAAGATCAGCTTTCTTCCCTTTAGAAACCTTCTCTAAAAAATCTTGCATAATTAATAAATTAGTATATAAATCATCTTCTCTTTTTTCTCTTTTTGTTGTTAATAGGCCCATTCTAACAAGTTTTTCCCTAATAGAATCATATTGCTCATACTCTATTCCAAACGTTTGTAATATTTCTATATAGGATCTAGGTACCGGTTCATAATATAGCTTAAGAACTGCGATATCTACAATTCGTAAACTTTTAAGTGTATCATAATAATAAAGTACAAAATCTTCTTTTATATCTTTTATTG